CGATTCGCGCGCGTGAGCGGTGCCGCAATCCGCTCAAAGCAGCTGAGCTACGAAGACCACGAGCGCATCGCGCAAGCGGTGTCGAAGACGCGCGAGGCCGGGCCGACTGCGGGATTCATCACGAGTTGCATTCCAGGAGCGACAGACTCGGACGTCGTGCGCGAGATGGCGCGACTCGTGCGCGTCATGCACTGCGACGCCATCTTCGTGGATTACGCGCAAGCAATCACGTGCAGCACGAAGACCGAGAACACGCGGCTCGAGGTGCGCACCATCGCGTCGCGGATCAAGGCCGCAGCGTCTCGACTCGGCGTGCCGGTGTGGCTTGCGTCGCAGCTCACGGTCGAGCGCGGCGAGGGCAAGGAGCCCGGCAAACACGACCTGCGAGACTCGCGCGACCTCGCGCACCTCGCGGAGCTCGTCATCGTTCTGTGGCGCAAAGAGGAGCAGGACAGCGCCACGGTTTACGGGCGCATCGTCAAGGGCAAAGCAGGCGGCAACGGCGTGCAATTCTCGTTTGCGCGCGGCGCTGGCGGCAGCCTCAAAGAGATTGACCCAGTGGGCGAGTCCACGCTGTACAACGACCGACGAGGACGGCGATGACGGCCACCACGCACCGCTGGGTTGCAGGCGGCATGAGCGAAGTCGGCGAGCGTCTCGTCGCGTGCTCGCGCTGCGGGATGCGCCGCCACTGGCTGGGCGCGCGCGACGAATGCGCGGCGGCTGAATCGCGCGTCGCTGACGCGGTGGACGCCTCGACGGCGACGACCATCGAGCTGCGCTGGCGCGGGCCCTACAGGCGCGAGAAGGCGCGTCCCTGCCGTCGATGCGGGACGCTCTTCGTGCGGCCGCTGTCGATGAACGTGGCGCACTTCTGCGGGCCGTCCTGCGCGCGCGAACACAAGCTCGCGCGCATCAGCGTACGCGTCGCGGCTCACGCGCAAAGGCAGCGCGCGCGATGACGCTGGCCACGACACGAGCGCATCAGTGGACGGTCGACGGCGTCGGCGACCTCGGCGAGACGCGTGAGCGCTGCAAGCTCTGCGCGATGCTGCGTCACTGGGCAGGCGCGCATGACGAGTGCCCGCTCGTGCGCCTCATCGGGCACGGCATGACGCACGAGGTCGCGACCGCGCGAGCACGCGTGCAGAGCGGGCAGCTCTCGCGAGACGCGAAGTGGACGGGGCCGTATCGCGACGAGCCCGCGCGCGTATGCCGCCGATGCGGTCAGGTGTTCCAGCGGCCTGCGCGAATGAAGCGCGTGGATTTCTGCGGGCCGGTCTGCTCGGCCGAAGAGAAGCTCGCGCTTGCTCGCGAGCGCATGAAGGCAACGCGTGCCCGCAAGAAGCTGGAGCGCACCGATGCGCGATGACGACGACGACGTCGCGAGCGGCGCGTATCTCGAGCACCTGTGGTCGAATGATGGGCGGCTCGACACGGGCGAATCTCGCACGCGCTGCATTCGATGCGGCACGGCGCAGCACTGGCCAGCAGGCCGCGCGAGCTGCGTCGTCGTGCTTGCGCATGTCGCAATGACAGACTTCGATCCGCAGCCGCTGCGCGAGGGCCAGTGGCCTGGACCGTATTCGACGGACCCGCACCGTGTCTGCCAGCATTGCAGCGCGCCGTTCAAGCGCCCGCTTACCCACGGGCTCACCAAAGCGTGCTCGCCTGAGTGCAGTCGCGAGGTCAAGCTGGCGACGAATCGAAGGCTGCGCGCTGAGGCTCGCGCGCGAAAGCAACGCGCATGAGGCAGCACTCCTATTACGCCGATGGCAATCGCGACGACGGCCGTCCGCTCATGCGCTGCTACGGCTGCGGCATCGCGCAACACTGGCCCGCTGCTAGCGGCGAGTGCTCGTTTGCGATGACGAAAAACGGCCACGTTAGCGCGCCAGCTTCGGGCACGCGGCACTGGCCGGGGCCGTATCGTCGCGAGGCGGCGCGCCCGTGCAAGCACTGCGCGGAGCCATTCGTGCGCGCGACGTACCAGAATCGCGTGCGCTACTGCGGCCCGCTGTGCTCGGTGGAGGCCGCGCAGCAGCGCAACGCGACAGCAGCTCGAGCTCGTGCCGCGAGGCTGCGATGAGCATCTATGCGTTGCTCGACAAGTATGTCGCCGTGCGTGTGCCGTATGACGACCGTGCAAAGCGATGGCTTGCGCAAAGCGGTCACTATCTCGACAATCCTCCACCTGGTGCGCTCTTCGCGTTGACGGTGCAGCAGTCGTCGCAAGGGCTGTTCGGCATTGTCGGCGACGGCACGACGCTCGGCATGTGCGTCGTGGGCCGACCTATCGCTCGGCAACTTCCGCAAGATGGCACGTGGGGCGAGATTGTCCGCTTTGTTCTGGAGTCAGGACTGCCGCATGGCATAGCGTCGTCGCTGCTTCGGGCAACGGCAGATCACGCGCGCAATCGTCCAAAGCCTATGTGTGTGCTTATCGCATATCATGACCGCACGCGACACACTGGGTGCATTTATCGCAAGGCTGGCTTTCGCAAAGATACGCAAGTTCGCGCTCGCACCACAGGATGGGGCTCGCGTGAAAATCGAAAAAGCGCAAGCTATGAACCCACGCCGAAGCGCCGATGGCGATTGGATCTGTAATGGCGCGCGCGCATCGATGGCAGGACGACGGCCAGCTCGAGGACGGCGACCAGCGGAGACGGTGTGCCCGCTGCGGGGTGTGCGCTCACTGGAGGGCCGCGCGTCTCGCTTGCGAGCTGTCTATCCACGCGGCATCGCGGCAGCCGCGGAAGAGTGAGCCGGTGGTCACGGTGCCGTGCGGGATTTGCCGAAAGCCATTCGTGCGTCATTCGCCGGTGCTGCATCTCCACTACTGCGGCGATGCATGCGCCCTTGAGGCGCGGCGCGCATCGAACCGCAAAGCACAGGCGCGCTATGCTGCGCGCAAGCGGGAGGCCCGATGCAGCTAATCATCTTCGAGGGGTGCGTGACGTGCCCCTTCACCGCCACCGACATCGTCGGCGCAAACGAGCACTCGTTGCGCATCGAGCACTCGTGCACCGTGCGTGATGGTCGCGTGATTCTCGCGAGCGATGACCTTGCGTCGGAGCCGCCAGAGGTGCCGCCGCGCTGGTGCCCGATGCGCCTTGAGCGCGTCACGGTCGAGCTGTCCATCAAACCCGATAAGACGAGCAACTGATGCCTGGACACCTCCCACCGCAGTGCGCCATTCATCCGGGCTTTCTCGCGCGCAGCTGCGTCGCGTGCGAACTCGCGAGCAGCAACGTCGCATTCCGCGAGCGCCCGCATACGGCTGAGCAGCGTGCTCACCTGGGACGCACGAGCGCGCAGTCGAAGGCTTCGCGCGCGCAGTCGGAGGCAGAGGCCGCAGCACGTCGCGAGGAGTACGCGCGGCAAGAGGCGGCGTCGGCGATGCGCGGGCAGACGCGATGATGCGAATCGCGTTCACCGTGCCCGGTCCCGTCGTGCCGTGGCAGCGCGCGTCATCGGTCGGCACGCGCCGCTACACGTCCACGAAGCAGCGCGGGTATCAGGCATCGGTGCGCATGCACGCCCTCGCAGCGCGCCCGCGTGGACCGTGGCTGCCGTCGAAGTCGCAGCGCTACCGCGTCGACGTCGAGGCGTACCTGCCCGACGAACGCAGGCGCGACTTGGACAACGTCGCCAAGACCATCCTCGACGCGCTCAACGGCGTGCTCTACCTCGACGACTCGCAGGTCGTGACGCTGCTCGTCGCGACGCATATCGACCGCGAGAGGCCGCGTGTCGAGGTCACCGTCGCGGAGGTCGAGCGCGAGGTCGTGCCCGCGCCAAAGAGCCGCCAGCGCGCCGCAAAGGTCATCGCGTGAAGCGGCCCGCGAAGAGCGCGTGGAGCATCAATGCGCGCGAGCTGCTCGCCGAGCACGTCGCAGAGGATGCGCTCATCGAGACGCTGACGACGACGCCGTACATCGAGACGCTGTCGGCCGAGACGGTGCGCCGTCGCGAGCGCGAGCAGACCGAAGCGACGCGCATGGCGCTGCGCATCCTCCAGCGCGAGGCTCGCGGCGAGAGTGAGCACGCGCCGTTTCGCGGGGTGCTCGGCGCTCTTCGCGCGCTCGACGAGGTGCGCATGGACGGCGCGCCGGTGCGCTCTTCGTCGTCGCCGTCGCGATTCGAGCCGGAACACCGTGGGTCGTCGGGCACCGCGCAGGGAGACGCCGGCCAGCGTGCTGTCGAGCGCATCGCGCCAGTCGCGCGGCAGTGGTCGCGATGCCTGGTCGATGGGTGGACGCTGGCGACGTATCCGGCCGTCGTGGCGCTCAGCGGCCCGCAGGCTCGCGCCGTCGTCGTCTGGGCGACGCTCGGTGTGCCCGGCTCGATGCTGCCGCTACAGAGCCCGCTAGCGAAATTCGGCGAGGCGGCGCGCCAGAAGCAGCCACGCGCCCGCATCGCCGTGCGTGGGCGTCCGCGCGATGGGCAGGACGTCGACCGCTACGCCGACCCGTCTCCGCGCGAGGTGGCCGACTACGCCAGCGCGCAGCTCGGCGTCGAGGTGCCGGTCGGTCAGGTAGTGGCGCTGCGTCGCGAGGGCATCCTTGAGCTGTACCAGCGACTAGAGGCACGCGGGCTCATCCCGCGAGACGGGAGACTGGCGACGATGGCAGCAGAGCGCTCGACACCGTGGGACGTGCAGGGCTGGCAGGAGATCGCAATCGTGCTGGGCTGCTCGCCACGCACAGCGCAGTCGGTAGCGGTACGTGCAGAACGGCCAGCGCCGACGTACAAGACCTACGCAGGCGTCGTCGCCGTTCGCTCAGAACTCGCGGAGTGGATGGCAGGCGAGATGAGGCGCGCGCGATGAAACGCAACACGGCGCGCATCGTCGCGAATAGTCGCGCAAGGATGCGAGACAAACGGGTTGCACGAGGGCCCGACAGTGTGCGTCGCTCAAAATACCGCGAGGACCATGGCCCGACCTAGCGTCATCACCGAGGCTTTCACGCAGCGCGTATGTGCACGAGTGAGAGCGGGATTGCGTCTGCAGTCGGCACTTGAGGCCGAAGGCGTAGACAAGCGGAACCTCGAGTATTGGCGGCGCGAGGCGGAGCGCGGGAACCAGCAATACTCGGAGTTCCTCGCGGCCGTCGCAGGCGCTCGTGCGCAATTCGAGTCGGAGACGCTGGACGTCATCAGGCTCCAAGCGACGCCCACTGACCACGGCGAGATTCAGGATTGGAAAGCGCGAGCGTGGATGCTCGAGCGCATGATGCCGGAGGCGTACGCGCCCTCGCAGACCATGGTCTTGAAAGCGCAGGACCAAGCCGCGCAGGACGTCCTCGAGGTCGCGCGCGAGGTGCTGCCGTCGCAGTGGTACGCGGCGCTGCTGGCGGCGCTGTCGGGCGTCGGTGAGGCTGACGCGCAGGCTGATGGCGACGAGGGCGACGAGGCCCACTGATGTCGCAGGGTGGCTTTGTTCGCGAGCAGATTCGCGCGCGCAAGCTGCAACGGGCGCGGGGTAGTCTGGCTGCTGTCGCGGCGATGCGGCTCGCGGAGATACAGGCCGCAGCGTCTCCGACGAAGCGCGACCTCCGCGCGCGCCTGCCGCTTGTCGATTACGTGCCCGCGCTGTCTCCGCGCTGGTCTGCGCCGCATCACCTCGCGCCGGTGGCCGAGCTCTTCGAGCGCGCCATTCGCGGAGAGGTAGTGCGCGCGTGCGTCTCGGTGCCTGCGCAGTTCGGCAAGACCACGCTCATCCAGCACGGCATCGTCCAGGCACTCTCGCGGCAACCGACGTGGCCGGTCGTTTACGCGTCTTACAGCGCCGACTTCGCGCACGACCGCAGCAAAGAGATTCGCGACCTCGCGCGTGAGGCGGGGCTTGCGCTGCGCGACGACACAAGCGCGGCCGGACGCTGGCGGCTGGTCGAGGGTGGCGGTCTGCTGGCGACGGGCATCGGCGGTCCGCTCACCGGATACGCGGCGCAGATTGTCGTCGTCGATGACCCGCATAAGAATCGCGAAGAGGCCGAGAGCAGGCGCGAGCGCGACAAGGTCGAGGACTGGCTGCGATCGACGGCGCTCACGCGCATCGCGCCGACAGGCTCGTGTGTGGTGGTCCATACACGATGGCACCCGGACGACCTGATTGGACGCCTCGAAAGCGATGGATGGGAGACGGTGAACCTCCCTGCGATCACCGCTGACGACGAGTCGCTGTGGCCGTCGCAGAGGCCGCGCGAGTTCTTGCGCCAGCGCGAGCGCGAGGTCGGCCCGTACGAGTGGGCGGCGCTCTACATGGGCCAGCCTCGAGCACGAGGCGGCGCGGTGTTCTCGGCGTCGCCGACGACGTACGCGACTGCGCCCACGGAGCTCTCGCGCGCGATCGGCCTCGACCTCGCGTACAGCGCACGCACGAGCGCCGACTGGTCGGTGGCCGTCGTGATGGGCAAGCACGGCATCGGGCCGGATGCGCGGTATTACGTCCTCGACGTGATGCGCGAGCAAATGCGCGCGAGCGACTTCGCGCTGCGGCTCGGCGAACTCAAAGCGCGCTGGCCGCACACCTCGACGCGCATCTACGCAGGCGGCGCGGACCGTGGCGCGCTCGACTTCCTCGCGCTGCCGCCACCTCGCGGCGTGGGCTTGCAGGTCGACGTCAAGCCCGCGCTCGGCGACAAGTACTCGCGCGCGACGCCCTTCGCCGCAGCATGGAACGCAGGCCGCGTGCTCGTGCGCGAGGGTACTGCGTGGACGCGTGACCTGTGCGACGAGGTCGCGCGATTCACTGGGCAGAACGACGCGCACGACGACCAGGTAGACGCGCTCGCGGCGGCCTTCGACTTGCTCTCAGAGATGCACGTCGGCTCACCAGTCGCGAGCACTGGCCGTCGTGTGAGCGCAGACCTCACGCGCGATTACGCGCCGCGCGATGGACGCGGCCGGAAGAATTACTGGGGCTGACGCCCTCGGAGCAATACCGATGACGACAACCCGCAAGCCGCGCGCGACGAGCACTGTCGCAGCCGCCACGCCGGAGCCAATGGGCGCGACGACGCGTATCCCTGAGCTGGGCCGCGTCATCCGTCCGCAGTCTCTCAGCGCCATCACGGGCCGTGCGCTACAGCCGGTGTCGCCGGGGCGCATCAGCACCGCGCTGCGTGAGCTGGACTTCGGTAACTACGAATACTGGGCCGACCTTGCGACGCAGATGCGCCGTGACCCTGTCGTACGTCGCGCGTACGCCACGCGCCGCTCGTCGGTGGCTGGTCGTCGGTATGCCGTCGAGATGCCGCCTGACGTCGCGCCTGAGATGCGCGGTGCAGCGCAAGAGCTGGTTGAGCTGACAAAGGAATGGCTCAACAGCCTCGAGGCTCGCGAGACGTTTCTGATGCGCGTGCTCGACGGCATCGGCATGGGCATCAGCGTTCACGAGCTGGTGTGGTCGCGCATGAATGGCGCGTGGATGCCGCAGCCTGTGCCGGTGCAGACGCGGAATCTCCGCTACGCGCAGGACTGGACTCTTGAGGTCCGCGACTACGACTACCAGTGGTTCAACACCGTCAACTTTCCAGCGAAGTTCCTGACGCACGTGCCGTGGACAGACCCCGGCCGCCCGATGGATCAGGGCGACTTCCTGGCGTGTGTTTTCTACTGGATGTTCAAAAGAAACGTGTGGACGTTCTGGTTGGTTGGCGCTGAGCGATTCGGCAATCCGCTCGTGCTCGCGCAGATGGCGGCGTCGTCGGATTCGTCGCAGCGCCAGCGCATCCTCGACGACCTCCAGCAGCTCACGGCCGACAGCGTCGGCGTCACGTCGGGCACGTCGGACATCAAGATCATCGACCCTGCGGGCGCGGGCAGCACGGGTGTGTGGAAAGAGCTGCGCGCGTCGCTGAATGAGGAGATTTTCCTCTCGCTCGGCGTGTCGCCGGACCTCTACCTCAGCGGCGCGAACGGCTCGCGCTCGAGCACGGAGACGCGTGACGGCGTGCGGCTCGAGGGCAGCAAGCTCGACGCCACGCTCATGTGGGGCAGCATCACGCGCGACGTCGTGAGGTGGTTGGCGTATTACAATCTTCGACGCGCCGACATCCCGCTGCCTGTCATCACGACGCTGTTCGATGACACGTTGCCAATCACGTTCGACGCAATCAACGTCGGCGCGGTGCGCGTCAATGAGATTCGCGCGTCGCTGGGCCTGCCTGCCTGGAGCGTCGAGGACGGCGGCGAGAACATCGCGCGCCCTGCGCCACCGCCAGCGCCTGCGGGCGTGCCGTTCGCGGAGCCTGCGCCCGTCGAAGAGGTCGTCGCCGACACGCTCGGAGGTGCGTCCGCGGCATCCCCTTTCCAGACATCAGCGGGCTCGGCGGGTGGGATGCCGAGCTTCTCGACGACGTCTTCGAGTTCGGTGACGTCCGCGCCCTCGCAGACGAAGCCGAGGCGACGCGTGTTCGCGCGGTAATCGGCCGTCCGTACGTCGTCGCCGCTGAGACGACCCTCGACGCGGTCGTGCTCTTTACACCCGTGCGCGAGGCTATTGCGCGCGCCGCTGAGGGTGCGTCGGGAGCAGCGTCGGCAGAGGACGCGATTCGCGAGGCCATCGCCGCGTACAAGGGCGACCCCGACCTCGAAGCGCTCATCTATCAGGCGAGCGTCAAGTCAGACCTCGCAGGCCAGATGTTCGTGCGGCTGGTCGAGCTCGACGCGATGGGCGCGCAGCGTCAGCTCGCGGTCGATTTGCGGCCCTCGTTCCTCAAGATGCCCTTCTCGGAGGCCGTCGCGTTCTGGCGCGATCGTGGCGGCGACCCCGCGATTCTCGAGGAAGTGCTGCGCGCGTATCGGCGTCGTGCATCGATGGCGACCGACGAGCAGCTCGACGTCATCTCGCGGCGTGCTGTCGATGAGCTACAGCGCACGCTCGACACGGGCTCGACGCTGCGGGACTTCTCGCGCGCGATGGATGAGCAGAGCATCACGCTCGGCATTGCGCCTGCGGATCCCAGCTACCTCGAGAACGTCTACAGGACCAACGTCGCGTCGGCTTACGGCGCAGGGCGCTGGACGCAGATGAATGACCCCGACGTACTCGACGCGCGGCCCTACCGCCAGTGGTTCACCGCGCGCGACAATCGCGTGCGCGCGACACACGTGCCGATGGAGGGCGTGGTGTGGCGCGCGGATAACCCGGCCTTCTCGGTCATCGCGCCGCCCGCTTCTTTCCAGTGCCGGTGTGCGATCGTGACCGTGTCGCAAGAAGAGTTTGACGACGAGGGCCTCGCGGCGAACTTCGTTGAGAGCATCCCCGCTGGATTTGAAATGACGCCGGGATTTGGCGCATCGTCTTTCGTGAGGTGACCTGATGGCAACCAAGCAAACCGCGACCGCATTCGCAGACCGCCGCATCCTCGCGCTGCGTGCGTCGCTGGGCGCGTTCGCTGATGGCGTCGCGCCCGCGATGAAGTCGCCGCTACTCGTGGACGCTGCGTGCTCGTGGGTCGAGATGGCCTATGAGTCGGAGTGGAACGGCCACCCGGCTGGGCCGTTCGCTTTCACGCGCGCGGTGTTTGCGGACATCAAGCGCCTCTACGACATGGGCGAGCAGCCTGTGCCTGTGCTGTGGGGTCACCCACGCCACGACCTCGGCGTGCCCATCGACGCGGCGGGCTGGATTCAGGCGCTCGAGGTTCGCGACGGTGCTGACGGCGTTGAGCTGTGGGGCTACGTCGAGTGGACGAAAGACGCGGCCGATCGCATCGCGCTTGGTGCGCAGCGCTTCTGCTCGGTGGTCGTGGACTTCGCGCCGATTGACCGCGTCACTGGTGAGAGCGCGGGCCTCGCCGAACTGTACGAACTCGGGCTCACGCCGTCGCCGTTCTTGCCGGGCATGACGCCCATCACGCTCTCCCGCGTCGGGACTCCCGCGCGGCGAAACACTAGGAGTCTCGCAATGGATCCCACGAAGGTACTGATGGCAATCGCCACCGCGCTCGGCCTCAAGAAAGACGCCACGCCGGAGAAGATGAAGAAGGCGTTTGACGCGCTCGTTGCGCTCGCTGGCGCGATGGCTGAGGAGTCGATGCCCGTCGCGGAGATCGCGTCTGAGGGCGTCGCCGAGATGATGATGGACGAGAAAAGGGTCAAGGGCCTCTCGCGCATCGCTGCGAGCGTCCGCAAGCTCGCGGATGAGCTGCTCGTCGATGAGATGGTCGAGAGTGTGCCCGACGTCTCCGACCTCGCAGAAGAGGCCACGGAGGCCGCTGGCACGATGGTGCTCGGCAAGCTTGTCGAGGCGACCGGCCTCGATGAAGCTGGCGTCGTTGCGGCGATCACCGAGAAGCTCGACCAGATCGCGGCGATGCTCGTCGCTGGCCCGGTGAGCGGCATGAGCGCCGACGCTGGCGCGCAGATGATGCGCCAGACCACGGAACTGTCGGCACACAAGGCTCGCGCGGTCGAGCTCGCGGCGACGGTGCAGACGCTCCAGGCGCAGGTCGCGGAGCTGTCGCGTGAGCGCGTGCAGCGTCAGGCGCTCGAGCGCACGGCGCGCATCTCGGCGTCGTTCTCGCGGCTGCTCGACGAGGGCCGCGTGACTGAGGCGCAGCGCACCGCGTTCGTGTCGGCGAGCGAGCAGAATGAGACTCTCGCGCTCGACATCTACTCGGCGCTTCCCGCGACCGCGCAGCCGCCTGTCGGCGCGCTCGTCACCGGCGCGAAGGCCGCGCGCGAGAACAACGTCGCAAAGCTCTCGAGCACTGACCCGCTCGTCAACATTTTCCGCGCTGATGCGAAGGCCGCTGGCTTTCGCGGCAAGGCTGCGGATGACCATGTCGCCGTGATGCTCTCCAAGCACGCGGCCCGCAACTCGGGCGCTTGACGCGCGCTGAATCCCCCGCTCATCAGGAGATCACACCATGGCTGCACTCACCGCAATGACCGCGCGTCAGACGCGCAACGATTCGCTCGCTTCCTACGCCACCTACACCTGCACCACCGGCACCACCATCTACGAGGGCTCGCTCGTGATGCTGACGTCGTCCACCGGCCTCGCGCTGCCGGGCGCTGACACCGCCTCCTGCGTGTTCGTCGGCATCGCCACGGAGACGGTCACCAGCGCCGCCGCTGGCGCGACCATCAACGTGAAGTTTGGGCACGAGGAGCTGCTCAGCGCGGCGGCGACTCTCGTCGGCGTGCACGGCGCTGCCGTCGTCATCTCGGACAGCGACACGGTCACGACTGCCGCGCTCGGCACCAACGATGTCAAGGTCGGCGACCTCATCCAAGCCGTCTCCACCACCGCTGGCTGGGTGCGTATTCGCGGCGCGGCGACGCTCTGATAGCGTCTACAGAATTACACTCAGGAGCAACCAATGTCTGACTCTTCCCACGTCATCAATCAGACCGCGATCGACGCGGCTGCCACCGTTTTCCGTTCGATGGCCGACGAGCTGTTCACCAGCTCTGCGGACGTCGGCCTCGTCAACGCGCTCTGCGAGACGATCCCCGCTGACGGTGGCACGACCACGTCGATCATCCTCGAGGACTTCCTCGGCAACTGGCTCGAGTTCGACGGCGCGCGCCAGACCGGCGTGTCGCGCGCGTACCGCCTCAACGTGCTGCTCACCACGTGGGCCGTGCAACTCAAGGTCCGGCGTCGTGATGCGGAGTACGATCGCAGCGGCATCGTCGCGGCGCGCGTGCGCAAGTTCATGAGCGCGGCGCAGAGCTACAAGGACTACGTGCTGCATCAGGGCCTCTTCCTCAACAGCGGTGACGGCC